GTTTTCCAAACCTATTGGGAAAAAGAAGGCACGGACGAATTTGGAAATAAAGGCAAATTTGTTGGCGCCACACCTTTTGATATCAATCAAATTGATCCTGAAAATTTTACTCCTTACGAAGATCTTACTGAAGAAATTGTACTTGGTTGGATTAAAGGTGTAGTAGTTGACAGTTACGAACAACACGTTAACGAGCAAATTACTAAAGCAATTGACGCTATTGCACATCCTGTTACTGACCATAGCGAGCACCTAAACACATTCCCTTGGTCTACTGGAACCGTTTATGTCCCTCCTGCACCAGACGGCAATCTGACTCCGGAAGAAATTGCGGCAGCCCAAAATTCAGCACCGGTTTAATCCTAGATATAAATATCATTAACACTGTCTATAATAGGAGATCAGCGTGAACGAACAAAAACAAACAGTTACCTTGAAATTAGAAATTGCACAACTTAATACTGTATTAGGTGGCTTAGCAAAATTACCAATCGAAGTTGGTATTGAAACTTTTACAGAAGTACAACGTCAAGCACAAGCGCAGTTGGGTGATCCAACTTCTAACGCAATGCCTGCTAGTGCGTTAGGTCAAAAGTTAAATTAATTCTAGAAGAAGTTCTAGTTTAGTTTTAATAGTTTTATTATTAACGGTATTTTTAACACCTTGGTGTAGTGGTTTGGGCCACTGTTCAAAACTACACCAAGCGTATCCTGTGTGTTCCTCATTTAGCGTAGGAACAAATTCTTTTTCAACCAACAATACATACGTGTTATAATGAAAGTGGTGATCATTGCTGGTAAACAGCTCTAAGGGAATTACTTTTTTGATAGCAGGTGTTTTTCCTACTTCTTCAGAAATTTCTCTAGTCAGTGCATCGTAGGGTGTTTGATCGCCCGGCTCTAGTTTTCCACCAACCAATCCCCATGTGCCTGCTGTCTTACCTTGCCCACGCATGAGCAATAAAAATCTGCCGGTGTCCTTGGCCAAAAACAAGCCCCCGCTACATACAATTTGATTTAAAGAATTATTCGCCATGCGCCCTGATCATAAACACCTTCAAAACTCTTGGTCCAAGCGCCGTCTTGCCACTTGTACTGTATGCCGGTGTATATGTTAGTTATGTATGTGAGATCTGCGACTGTCTGAGAATCGAAAATCTTTGACCAGAAATAACCGTCCCATACAATAATGTCATTGGCATGTGCTGTAAAATCGCTACCGTCGGAATTTCTCCATGCTTCTACCCCAACAAATCCTTCATTACCAAATCCGGGATTTATATCTTCAAGGATAAGATATCTAATACCCATGGGCGCCGGTAATGGATTAAATGTTTGAGGATTAATAATTGCGTTAATAGTGCCTAGTGTGTCTAACAAAATACTGTTAGATGGTACCGTATCTTGATCAATGTTTAACACCATCTTTGAATCGTCAGTTGGATCCAAGCTGATGTAAGCAACAATTTCATTTCCGTCAGGTTTTTGTAGTCTTAGTTGACTAAGTCCTGCACGAAATTGTCCAGGATACAGATCTAATAATTCTTGCCAGTTAAATTTATTTTGCACAGCAGAAATATTGAGGTATTTAGATTGGTTTTCGTTTTGCATCAAAGTTGCAACATTGTTCAACACCAACAAATCAAATCCTAACGGAGTTACCACTGTACGAGAAATAGCCTCGCCAAAATCATACATGGTTTCTACTTGATTAAATTCTGTTTCTACGCTACCTGTTGGCACAGCATATATGTTGGCAATAACTTTGGTTACAATTCCTAACTTTTTAACCTTGGCAGGCGGAGTGATCCATATAGGACTTTCAAAAGTCATAGTAAGCACATCAATATCTTGATCTATTCCTTGTGGGACGCTTCTGCTACTCCATATCATGTTTTTGAAAGTTAATGTTGACAAGCTGGTCCAATCAAGATAATTGTTATTTGTTTGAATTTCTAAACTGGGATTAAACAATACTGCAATTTGTTCCCACAGTTGTAGCTTTTGTTCTGTATTGCTGGTCCAAATATCTGCGGCAAATGTTACCAGATACGGACTAGGCATTATACGTTCAACAGTATAGCCAGCACCTTGAGTGTATAATAGATCACCGGTAGCGGGATCTATTGATCTTTCTCTAATGTTTACCTTGCTAACAAATGTTGGATCTTGTAATCTTGTCTGATCGTACTGTATCTCTTTGATATAACAGGCAATGAATGGCGCACTTGCAACGGTATTTTCGCTATTTTTCTTCAGTATCTGTGCTACCTGTCTATTCATATCGCCGTAACGTGCAGGAACTTGAACCAATTGTCCTTTAGCATCCTTGTAAGCAAAGTTACTCATCGCTCGAATAAACTGCGTCAGGTATCGACGCATTTGACCATCGTAGAAAAAATCCATTTTAATTATCCGCCTGTGGTTTTAATGCTTTACTTAGTGCCTGTCGTTCAACAACTACTGATCCATTAATAGTCGACGTGGTGTTATTATTAATAAACCCAGTCTTTTGTGTTTCTCTTACTTGTTTTCCAATGAATGTTCCGGCAACTACATCGGTAAATCCGGTGTTGTTTAATGTCATACGTACATTATCTTCGTACCTGATCCAATTGGTTCCGTTGTATCTAAACAGTCTATTAGGAAGATAATCTGAACGAAGGAAAAATTCTCCTCTAATTGGTCTACTGGGAAAATTTATTCCGTAACTAAATGGTGCGCCATTAGGTGGCATTCCGTCACCGGTAAGATATCCTATATACAAATTTTTATCAGGACTGCGTAACACCATACTAGCATCTAATATGGCTTTATCTAAACTGGCATCATCGATGTTGTTACTGGCATCAGCTACATCTATCAGTCCTGAATCTCTAGTAGGAATAACATAATAACCGGTAACATTGTAACCGCTTTTTGGTGCATCAGCTTCTGCCTGTGCAATAACTTGATTATTAATTTCAATGTTAGCTTTGTAGGTACTCATTAAATCACGTAGAGTACTACCATCTTCTGCTCCACTATCTGCATCCAATATTTCTTTAAATTCTTGGCTGTCAATTAATGGTACACATTTTGCTAAGATTAAATGTGGGTACCATGTTTGACTATATCCTTTGGCAGGACGCCTAACGTCTTGCACCACATAAAATCTTTTCAATGCAACTGTGGCATCGTCAAGAGCATATTCGTCTTTCTGATGCGGCAATTCAACAACATCACCTGCCATGATTTTTCTACCCAGTGTTTCTACATTTGTGCGTAAATGGAACATTAGGTTAATTGTGTCATTTTGCAAAAATAAACCAAATTGACTTAGGTTAAAGTCAATATCTTGCATGTCGTAAATGCCCCTAGTAGAATAAACATCAGGAGCATAATGCCTATCTCGGTTTTCAAGTAACAACAGATCTTGTATTCCCAGTTCGCCTGCAACAGGGTTGCTGTTAACCGGGGTAGCAGGACTTGCTTCACCCTCTGCAGGGTTAACAGGACCTAGATACTTGTGTACAAAAACGTCAGTTCCGCCCACCTGAAATTGTTCGTTTATAACTCGATCTAGGAATTTAAAGTCTGCGCCCTTTTCGGGCTTGTATAAAGAAAGTCTTGGCATAGTAGTGTATTTATAAGCTAAATATTCGTATGAGTGAATCACAAAATCAAAGACAAGAAGTAGTAGAGTATGTTCAGAGCATGCTAGGCGCTGGCATGATTGATGTTGAGCTAGATCCTGTACATTATAAAACTGCCACAGACCGTGCGTTACGCAAGTTCCGTCAAAGAAGTAGCAATGCAGTAGAAGAAAGTTACGGATTTATTATGCTACAAACAGACGTAAACGACTATATCTTGCCATCCGAGGTGCAAAGTGTTAGACAGCTATTTAGACGTAGCATAGGTAGTCGCAGTGGCGGTGGAGATGGCGGTACCATGTTTGAGCCGTTTAACTTGGCCTATTCAAACACCTATTTGTTATCAAGTAGCAACATGGGCGGTCTAGCCACATATTATGCATTTGCCAGCTATCAAAAAATGGTAGGTAAAATGTTTGGCAGTGACATCAACTTTACATTTAACCCAACTACCAAACTATTAACGTTGATGCAACGTCCACGCGGCGAAGAAGAATTGTTAATTTGGATGTACAACGAACGTCCTGATTTTAACCTACTACAAGATCCGTTTGCCGGACAGTGGTTGCGTGATTATACCTTGGCTACCTGTAAAATAATGCTAGGCGAAGCACGTGAAAAATTTGGTACCATTGCCAGTCCACAAGGCGGCACACAATTAAATGGTACAGCACTCAAGTCTGAGGGCAAAGCAGAAATAGAAATGCTCGAGCTAGATTTAGTAAATTACAAAGATGGCGGCAAACCATTGACTTTTGTTATTGGCTAACTGTATAATTTGTAAATGCCTAATCAAGACATTGATGCTATTCAAACTTTTAAAAAAATAAACAACCATTTAAATTATAGAATTTTTAAGTGGTACGAACTCGGTATACTCGGTACTGGTAAATCAAGTAGTCCTGTAATTGACATGACTCCGTGGGTTGATATCGAATCGGATCAGGCCTTAGAGGTTTTTGACGAGATAACTAGGTCAATACCAAATTTTAAAGCATCCGTAGATCCGTATAATGGTGCGTATGTTCCTGAAGACATTAACGGATCTAAATTTTTAAATTATTTTACATGGAGAGCAGATAAATTAATCCCTCGGGACATTCGGTATACATTAAAATCTGAAAAAGAAGTTGCAGGTTGGGTTTACCAGCATAAATTAGCTCCTAGAATATGGCAAACCATGAGTTATATTTTAGCAGGTGCTCCAACTAATAAAGATGCTAACGGTCATTGGCTATTTTCCGATTTTCATACCCCTGGTTACTGGGCAGACGATCTTCCTTTATTTCGTAAGTGGATTGAATCTTGGGGAATATTTAAAACTCTAGGAAGAATTGTTCTATTTCAAAGTATACCCGGAAAAGCAGTAGACATACATAGAGACACAAGATTTTTTCCTAATTCGATGCATCATGTGTCTTTACAATTTACAAAAAATCGTCCTGCATTTGTATACGACGAAAAGTTAAAAAATAAAATATATTATAACACTCCTGTTTATTTTTTCAATGCTTCCGATTTACACGGTGTTGATGCAACTGATCATAATGCATTTACTATTAGGATCGATGGTGAATTTACTCCAGAGATTTGTAAACTACTCGGTCTCAAAGATGGATTTTCTTGGCATACAGATTATCCCTCTGCAAAAAAAATTAAAGATATTCAAATATTTGAACCAGAAGAACGTCCCTAAAGGTTGACGCTGTAATAAAACTGTTATATACTAAAAATTATTCAAAGGGGCTCTTATGATTATTGGTGTATGCGGATTTATTGGTTCTGGTAAAGATACTATTGCAGATTATCTAACTAACTTTCATGGTTTTAGGCGAGAAAGTTTTGCTGGCAGTTTAAAAGATGCAGTGGCACAAGTGTTTGGCTGGGATCGAACCATGCTAGAAGGGCGTACAACTAGTGCCCGTGAATGGCGAGAGCAAGTGGATCCGTGGTGGGCAGAACGATTAAACATGCCAACACTAACTCCACGTTGGGTATTACAATACTGGGGTACAGAAGTATGCCGTAAGGCGTTCCATG